CCAACTACAGAAGAAATTTGGTCGTACATGGATAGAACATTGACTGCTGGGTCTGGCTCAGGACCGACTGCAGCAGAAATCCGTCAAGAAATAGATCTAAACTCTACTAAACTTCAACAAATTAAAGCTTTGGTGGATTCATTGACTATTCCAACATCGGAACAAAATGCAACTGCTGTTTGGAATGCGCCAATAAATACGATGACTGACAAAACAACTATTGGTGGATATATTACAAAAATGATTATGACAATTCCAAAATTCTTAGGATTAAAATGAGAATAGCATTCTATTTGGGTCGATACGGAAACTATTATGACAAGCTTATTACTACAACTACATTTTCAAGATTCTCGCATTGTGAGATAGTTTTCTCAGATGGGCAATGCGCTTCTTCATCTATTAGAGATGGTGGCATTAGATTTAAGAGATTAAATTTAGATGACCACTGGGAAATTTTTGATTTATCTTATAATAATTATCCTGTGTCACCATTTGATGAATCAGTTGCCAGAGATTGGTTCAATGAACATATTGGAGATAAATATGATTTAAGAGGAGCAATAGGTTCACTGTTCCATATCAATTTATCTTCTAAAGACAAAAAATTCTGTTCGGAAGCGTGTGCTACTGTACTCGGAATAGATCCCATTATTACACCAGGATCTTTATACTCAACTCTTGCTCATAGAAATATGATTACAAGAACAATTTAAACAAGGAAATTTATTATGGCTGAAATTTTTACAACCCTTGGTATGGTCGAAGAATCAACATTAGTGAAGACTACTGGCACTGATGAAAATCCTAACGAAATCATAAATTGGCAAGAATGGCGTAAAGACGGAGAAATCGTTAAACGCGAAGTGCAGATGCACTTGAAACAAGGGCTTTTTGCTCCTGGTATTGCATCGCTGTAAACAAGAACAAATTTAAAGGAAACTACTATGTCAAACGCGCAAGCAATGTGTACTTCATTCAAAAAAGAATTACTATTAGGACATCACAATTTTGGGGTCGGTGTAACTAGAGGTGGTACTGGAGCAGATACATTCAGAGCTGCTTTATATGTAGCTACTGCCACTAAAGATGCTACGACTGCCACTTATGCAGGTACTGTCGGGTCAGTTGCAGATACAGGCGAAGTAACTGGAGCTGGATATACTGCCGGGGCGTTGCTGTAGGATCTTTGACTCCAGATATAAATCAAATATCTCAACTTCCTGGAAATTCAACTAATGTAAATCCAGGCACTGTTTCTACATCATCGGCAGTATCGCTACAACTTTCAGGAAATTCTGCTTCTTTCTCCATACAAAATTATGCAGATGTAATAAACGGTCCATTTACATTAGATGTAAATGTATTGTTGTCTGGCATAAATAGCAATACGGCAATAAACAACACTTATGATTTAGTTTATGATCTAAGAGGCCACCCAACATTAGTTATAGATAAATTTGTAACTAAAATGGATCACGTGGGAATTATAATAACTGACACGGAATATGCATAATGGCAGGTAATTTGACAAGAATTGGCGATGTTGACAGTGACTACGATCGTATGATTACTGGATCAAGCGATGTCATGATAAATGGTCTAGGTGCATGCAGACTAGGCGATATAAATTTAGGACAGCGCATAGTCAGAAATGAAGACGGAAGCGAAACTGTAGAAATTACGTATGATAAAATGGTAGCAGTATCTAATACAGTGTTCATAAATTCATTAGGAGCTTCTAGAATTGGTGATAGAGACGACGATGACGATACGATGATTACTGGGTCTTATAATGTGTTCGTGGGAGATTGATGGCAACTATTAATAAAGCTCAGTGCTACAACGGTCAATCGAATTTAAAAGCTTCTGGCGTACAGATTTCCTATACGGCCGACCAAGTAGATGAATGGATCAAATGTTCTAAAGATCCGATTTATTTCATCAAGAAATATGTAAAAGTAATTCACGTTGACCGTGGAACTGTGCCGTTTGAACTCTATCCATTCCAAGAAGACATAATTAAAACTTATCACGAGAATCGTAAAGCTGTAGTGCTTACTGCTCGCCAGATGGGTAAAACTATTACGACAGCAGCTTATTTCTTATGGGTAATCCTGTTTAATTCAGACAAGAATATTGCCATACTTGCTAACAAGGCAGCAATGGCCCGTGAAATTTTATCACGTATTCAATTCTCATATGAAAATCTACCATTCTGGATTCAGCAAGGCGTAGTAGAATGGAACAAAGGCTCTATAAAGCTTGACAACAATTCTAAAGTCTTTACTGCAGCAACATCACCAAATGCAATCCGCGGTCAATCTTGTACACACGTCTATGTCGACGAAATAGCATTCATTCCTAACAACATTGCAGAAGAATTTATGACTTCTGTATTCCCAGTACTTTCATCAGGTGAAAATACTAAGATCTTCATTTCATCTACTCCTAAGGGCATGAATATGTTCTATAAGATTTGGGTAGAAGCTAATACAGGAAGAAATGGATTCGTACCACTTAAGATAGAATGGTCTGCACACCCTAGCAGAAACCAAGCATGGTATGACGAACAGACAAAGAATCTTGGACCAGTTAAGGCAGCTCAGGAAATTGACTGTGTTGGACCTGACACATTGATTACAATAAGAAACAAATTAACCAAAATAATTGAAACAATTGCCATTTCCACTTTACAAGAAAGATTAAATAAAATTTAGAACAACCGTGGAATGCACAATGAATTTTACTTATAGAATAAAGTGGTCTAAGACCGGAATTTCTTATTATGGTGTTAGATATAAAGATGGCATAGATGAATCTTCTCTGATGACCACATACTTTACTTCTTCTAAGTATGTAAAGCAATACATCAAAGAAAATGGGTTACCTGATATAGTTCAAATTCGTAAAAGATTTGATACTAAGCTAGATGCAAAAATGTGGGAAGAACGAGTAATAGATAGAGGTAGATTGTACACAAGTCAAAAATGGCTGAATGCTGGGAATAATGGATCATTCAAAGGAATTATTATGGATTCTTTGATGATCCAAAAGATCAAAGATGGTAGAGCCAAAGGAGACAAAACTCCGAAAACTTGGTACACAGACGGAACTTGTTCTAGAGCTTTTAAAGATACCGATTTAATACCAGAAGGATTTGTAAAAGGTAGACATAGATCAGAAAAGATGAAGAAGTATTTTGAAAACATGGCAGAACATGTTAGAAATAGACCACAAGAAGTTAAAGATGCCGCAGCAAAGAAAATAAGTGAAAAGACAAAAGGCAAGAAGAAACCAGAAGATTTTGGCGAAAAGATAAGAAAAGCAAGAACTGGAATCTCTAGACCAGAATTAATAGGTGAAAACAATCCCTCCAAAAAACAAGAAGCCAGAGATAAAATTGTAAAATCATGGGAAACAAGAGAGCCGGGTAAATGGTTCACAAATAAAGAAACCAAAGAAACCAAATGGGTTTATCTTAAAGATATAGATTCTTTAGATTTGAATCTATGGGTAAATAAGAAACCAAGCAAAGGTGCTTGGTACACAGACGGTCAAAGTAAAATGTGGAAAAGACACGGAGAAGATGTAACAGGTCTTACCAAGATCGGCTCAAGAACTAAAATATGATAACACAAAACACTGAGTATGAAATTTTAACTGCAGCCGGGTTTAAAGATTTTGAAGCTATTAAAGTTTCGATCAGGGAAACAGTGAAGTTATGTTTTGATGACAATACCTATCTCATTTGTACCCCAACTCATTTAGTAAAATACGGTTCAAAGTGGGTTTATGCAAAGTCACTTAAACCAAATAATAGATTAAGCAAAAAGAAAATTGTTTCTATTACAATTGGGTCTATACAAAAAGTTTATGATCCAATAAATGTTTCTGGAGATCATTCGTATATTTCTGAAGGTGTGATTTCTCATAATTGTACATTCCATGGATCTAGCAAGACACTGATCTCTGGTGAGAAAATGGCAACGATTCCATTCTTTGAACCTAAGTTTATTTCTGGCGGGTTAAAGATGTACGAGCAACCTGTTAAAGGTCATGCATATGCTTGTACTGTAGATACATCAAGAGGTCAACATCTAGACTACTCAGCCTTCGTCATTTTTGATATTACTAAAGTGCCATATAAGATCGTAGCTACGTTTAAAGACAACACTATTGGATTATCTACATATCCGTTCATGATTATGAATACAGTGAAGCAATACAATGATGCTTATTGTCTAATTGAAATCAATGACGCCGGCCAAGAAATTGCTAACGTGCTATTCTATGAATTCGAATACGCTAATGTTTATTTTACTGTCAAAGAAAATATAACAGAAGGCAACGGTTATCCTGGCGTGCGCACGACAAAACGAGTTAAGTCAATCGGCTGTTCTGTACTAAAAGAATTAGTAGAACAAGACCAATTACAACTTAACTCGTTTGATGTAATTCAAGAATTAAACGGATTTGAGCAGAAAGGCGCTTCTTATGCTGCCTCAGATACTAATATCAATGATGACTTAACAACATGTCTGTGGTTATTTGCATGGCTTACTTCTCAAAGAATGTTTGTTGATATCACAAACACTGATACACGAGCCTTATTATCTGAAAAACAAGAAGCTTATATTCTAGAAAATCTTACTCCATTTGGAGAGATCTCGACTGGTATAGAAGACGATAGAGATTTTAATATAATTCATTCGTCTGGCAGTCATAAAGATCCATTACTAAATTGGTTAGATTCAGATTGATTTCGGCTTAGGTTTAACGATATTGGCTGGATGAAGCAGCCACTTAGTCCCAAGTTTTTCCTTGGCTTCTTTTAGCCTAACTTCATTACGTTCACGGAGTTCTTTCAGCTGTAGTTCTGTCATTTTCGAGCCTTTCTAACAATTACAGGAATACCAAGTAAATCATCCATCTTATCTAGATAGTAATCTGAATCTACAGTCTCTAGACGTTCACGAGTGAGATAAACAATTTCATTATTACGTAGTACAAATACTCGATCTGGTGGTAGATCTACTTCAAAAAGTGAAAGTAGAACAGTTTTAATAGTTGGTAGTGTAGGCATAAATTATTCCCATGAGCTTACTGAATCTTTACGGAATGAGCGCCAATCTTGTTTATCAAAATCAAACACTCGCTGAGTAGAATCATTCTTTGCAGTTGGCAAAGCTGACTGAACTGGGTATTTATCAGACGGTACTAATTCAAGATTCTTAGTACACTTCATAACTCGAGTAGAACCATCAACTTTAGTAAATGTTACTGTTACAATATCAGCCTTAAGTGCTTCGTTCAGACTAGCATGAAAAGCTGTCGATCCCTCGACTGAGGTGGATGTAGCATAGTTCATTTTGTTTCCTTTATGTTTGTAAATAATTTCCGACGTTCAATAAATTTCATTAGATGATCTGATGTTTTTTCTTCAAATAGTATTAAGCCATCATCTGGAGTAGTCATAGCAATTAGCATATCGCTAACAACGATTTTAGTTCTTTCATAAATCATAAAAGCATAAGCAGAGCATTGTAAGAAATAATCTGGAATGTCTGACCTGTGTTTTACTCTAGACGAAGTCTTCCAGTCGATGACAGTAGGTCTGCCTTTATACATCCCAGCAAAATCTACGGTGCCTGCAACTTTTAACTTATCTGAATAAAGTTGAGTTTCTACACAAAACGCTTCAGAAATATCATCTAGAACTGGAAGCAATTGATTATACATATCACGTTCGACTTGTTGATACATATCAAACGTAAGTGGTTTTCCTAAGATTTTATTTTCTACATTTTCGTGTATCAAAGAACCACGTGTAGTAGCATCTTTAGAAATAGCATTAGCTACATCTTCTCCAACTCTTGCACGCCATGCATCTAAGTAGGTTTTGTCTGCAGTCATTCCTAACACTGTAGAAACTGAAGGGTATTGATTACCTTCAGGAGTCTTATAGACTCTAAATTCTCCAGAATCATCTCGGAATATCTTCGCAGATTCGACTAATGAAAGTTTCATCAATATACTTCTTTAACTACGATATACGATTCAGGCGGATATTTCTCTTTGAATTCTTCAGTCTTAACATAAGCATTCAGATCAGCCATCTTAAAGAAAATCTTCCTAAATGCTGCTTTATGAGTAGTTTTATCTGCGACTGTAAGATAACAACTTTTTGCTTTTCCTGCCATGATGAATTCCTTAATTTGTTTGGATAATTAATTATAACACAGACAGTGTTATGTGTACATTAAGCAATGCTTATTTCTCACCCAATAGATATACATTAGAAACTGACTTCCAAGAAATCCGAGTCTTAGTATTAGCTTTGAACACTAGACCTTCTCTACGACAAC